TCTCATCATTTGATTATGATAATCACGAATAGTTTTGGGATCTTGTGTTATCACCTTTACATCATGTAAGTATTTTATCCTTCCTTTCATCTTATGGACTTGGATTGTTAGATCCATGTCCTCGGCTAAAACAGAAGAATCAAAGACAAGATGTCTTAATATATCAGTTGAATATATTGAGACACACCCCGGAGCAACATAAATTACTCCGAACTTATCTTGACCTTTTTTAATCACTTCATGTGAAAATGTATATTCAATCGCTCGATATGCCGAATAGATATTATCGGCTTTTGCGCTAGTTACCTGACCGACAAATAGATCCACGTCAGGATATAAAATCATGTTTGAGAATAAAACTTCTCTAAAATCAGGATACACTTTAGTATCAGCATCCATCATGATTACATACTTATATTTATTACAAAGCTCAAAATGTTTTATTGCATACTGTTGAGCTCCAGCTTTCCCTAGATTAGATGGAGTTGTAATTACATTAACTTCATTATTATGACATATATCATATGTTGAATCTGTAGATAGATCATCCACAATATAAATATTGTAGGGCTCAAATCCCGCAGCTTGAAGCGAATTTAGAGTGTCTTGTATTACAACTTCTTCGTTGTGAGCAGGAATAAGTATACAGTGTGCCATATATTATTTATGCATTTAGTTTCACATGACATTTAAAATGTTTCACCTTGATATTTGCAAACTCAAACATTAAGGTAAAAAAACATGTCAGCATTTAAAATTATTACTATTAAGGTTGCTCTTCTATTAGCAGTTGGTTTCTTCCTAACTACAGAAGTTGGAAAGCCATACGCAGAAAAGTTAAAACCTTTAGTTGAAACAATCATTAGTCAATAATATTAATTGGAGTTCCCGTCTACGGGCGGGAACTTTTAAAGTGTGGATGATATCAATATGAATAAATTAAAACAAAAATTATATTGGTTTCTTGGCTTAGGATTATCATTAGTAGTTATGATCTTATTATTATCAATCTTTGTGGCTATCAGTATTATAGCCATACCTATTTTAGCAATTGCAGTGCTCATACATTTCTATTCAACAGACGATTGCCAATCTAGAAAATGGCCGGAAGGCTGGGGTCCTAGACCACAGACCAGATATGGAGTTTATATCAAATAGAGATTGTCTCTATAAGATAGAATTCTGGTGGCCAGAGAGCCTATAGATCTGGCAGATTGATGGATAATAAGGCTCAGAATGGCCGCACTCTAGAGTGGTCTGGAGGCCTTCTGGCTCATAGATTAAGTTATTGATTTAATTGAAAATCTTTTCTATGTACATTATTATGAAAATGGTGTAGTATTAATATAATGGAAGGATGGTCATGCAACAATACTTTCAATATAAAGAGATCCTGCTTACCAACTACGAGTGGTCTGGGGGTCTCGGCTACAACCATAAAGAAGTTATGAAAGCTCAGTCGGCTAGGTGGCGTGAAGTTAAGAAAGGCTGGGCTCGTATTATTGACGAGTCTGAGTGGCTTAGGGGTTGACATTATTTTCGGCCTCATATATTATATGAACTATAGCAGAGGAGTCTATTCCTTATGAAAATTCGTATAAGAGGCTTTAAAAAAGAAAAACGCCAGCAGATCAAAGCTGCTGTGACTTTCTTTGCCGAACAACTTATGGATCCTAGGACGGTCAAGAATTTGATTATTGACGTTGAACGGCTTCCAAAGCTTGAAGTGATTGGCGAAGCTGGTCCAGAAGATGATGGTCGATATCCACGGTGGTTCACCATCTCTATTCGTGACGCTGAAGGCGACGAGGATATCGTCAAGACTCTGGCTCATGAAATGATCCACGTTAAGCAGTACGCTAAAAACGAACTGACTAACTATTACCACAAAGCCGGTAAAGGTGGACGTGGCCAGTATGTGATGAAGTGGTATGGATCAATGTGGAAGCCTAGTAAGAAAGAAGATCCTTATTGGGATTCACCTTGGGAAATCGAAGCGTATGGCCGTGAAGTCGGCCTGTTCCATAAATGGCGTAAGCATACAGGTGATTTGAAAACAACCGATTAATTATGGAGTTTTGAAATGAAGTTCTGGCTCATTATGTTTTTGTTTACACCCAACGAAAATTACGTTTCCAAAGAAGTCTATCAAACGGCTTCACGTAAATCTTGCGTAGAACTATCAGAGACAATCAAACGCCCTGGTTATAAAGTTAATATGTTCTGCGTAACTGATGCTCATTATCGTGGCACAGATCTAGATCAGAACATGGCTCTTGATATCGAGGGTTATAGCCCAGCTTATACTAAGGTGCAACCGTGAGACACCCACGACAACGTAGCTGGTACTATCCAGGGTGTTTTAAAGACGTTTTAATTATGCTTCTCATTGCTTATATTATAGGAGTTATTTTATCATGAAGTTTATAGAAAAAATCTTTAATGCAATCTTTAGCTTTGCCGGTTTCATGATTATCGGTATTTCTGTTATATTTTTTCTTATCATCAGCATGGCAGCTGAACAATCTGAAATAGAAGCAGAACAACAAGCAACAACAGAAGCAATTGCATCTGCTTGTTATGATCTTAAGATGGTTCCAGTTATAACTGCTGCTGGTGATCGGTGTGTAGCTCCAGAATATCTGGTAGAGGTACAATGAAGGTAGGATTTACCTGCTCTTGCTTTGATCTCTTTCATGCTGGTCACGTACTGATGCTGAAAGAAGCTCGCAATCAATGTGACTATCTTATCGTCGGCTTGCAAACCGATCCTACATTAGATCGGCCAGAAAAGAATAGACCAGTTCAGTCTATCACTGAACGGTTTATTCAGCTGGAAGCATGTAAGTACATCGATGAGATTGTACCATATGCTACTGAAGAAGATCTGCTTAATATCTTGACTTCATATCCAATCAATGTTCGTATCATCGGTGAAGAATATCGTGATAAGCAATACACTGGCCGAGATCTGGATATGGAAGTCTATTACAATTCTCGTAAGCACAATTATAGTTCTTCAGGCTTACGTAATCGTGTTGAACTGGCTAGCAATGTTAAAACAAGAAAGCTTTTGAATGAATAAATGGACTAGACGTTTTATGGATCTTGCTGAACATGTTTCACAGTGGTCCATGGATCCATCTACAAAAGTTGGTTGCGTAATTGTTGATAGTCAAAAGCGTGTTGTATCTCTAGGTTATAATGGATTCCCGCGCAAAGTTAAAGACATTGCTGCTCGTTATAAAGATAAAGAAACCAAATATCTTTTTGTAGCTCATGCCGAGCGTAATGCTCTTGACAATGCTCCTATGAGTGTTGAAGATTGTACATTATATAGTCCACTGCTTCCTTGCAATGAATGCGCTAAGTCTATTATTCAAAAAGGAATCAAAAAAGTTATCTCTTATCGCCCAGATAAAGATAGACCACATTTGCATTGGGAAATTACAGAGCAAATGTTTAAAGAATCAGGTGTAATGTTAGTTTTAGTTGATAAGGAATAAGAAATGCAGAAGAATCATATTGTACCAGTTGTTCGTTATTCGGCACTGGGAATTATCATTATGTCGATTATTATCTTTTATAATATTATGTTCTTATAAAGAAGGGGGCCGAAGCCCCCTTCAATCTGTTATGCCCATGCGGCAAATTGTTTTGTTTTCTTAATACGATCATCTAGACCGTGTGTGCCACCATTTACTCGTTTTGTGATTTGAGTAATGACAGCATCTGTTACGCCTTTGTTTGCTACTTCCAATAGACCATTCTTACGGAAGAACCATAGAGCAGATTCGAATGCAAGCTCTGTTGCAACGATATCTGGATTTGTAAGAACATCTGGTCTACCAACAGCTGCAGCAAAAGCTGTATAGTTATCTTTACCAGTTAGCTGGATAGGACCACGACCACGGAACTTCCAGCCATCGCCTGAAGCTTCTGGTCCATTGCCCATACGGTTACCATAAACCTTGTTGGCAATCTTTTCTGGCTTACGTGCATATGGCTGAGCAGCTGCTACTGTTGGGAAATACTTTTTGAAAACTCCATTCAGGCCTTCGGCTGAGTAGTTTAGATTTTCGTTAAATACTTTAAAGTTGCCTGATTCATGAGCGCATTGACCGAAGAAATGTGCAGCTTGATTATTAGTTAGTTTAAAATAATCACGTGCAGCTTTATAAGTACCAGGACCCCACTTACCATCCGCGGTTACGCCGCATTTAGATTGGAGAGCCGCTAATGGACCGAGACCAGTTGGAACTGCCTTTTGAGACGCCTGTTGAGCAGCTGCTGGACGAGCTGCTGCAGGAGATTTTGAAGCAGATTGACCAGGAAGAGTCGATGGATCAAAATCCTTTACCGGAGTATACTGGGTTCCGCCGGCCTTAGATTTAGATGCAATCAATCTTTGCTTACGATTTTGGCCATTGCGCTTAATCGAAGCATGAACCCAGCCAGAGTTAGCTCCGTCTTTAGCACTATAGAACTCAAGAATAACTTGATCAAATTCTAGATTGTCAGCCACCCAGTCTGCCAGAGTCTTATTAGGAAGACCTGGGATTTCAAAGTCTACAGCTTCACCGTTTGAATGCTGAGATGTAGGTGAACCACCAACAGCTTTATTTACAGCTGGTGATCTATAAGAAGAATTGATTTGAATTGGTTTGCCAAAGTGAGCACGAACTGGCTCAAGGATCTTCTCACATACGTATTTCATGTTGGCGATATGTTCTGCCGTAGGTGTATTAGGTAATCCAAGTCTTTTAGCGGTAGGAGAAACGATGAGTTCCTCTAACGAAAAATGTTCAGTCAGCTTCATTTTTTTTCCTCTTACGTATGTACTTTTTTTATGCTTAGTGATATAACTATAATAAGTAAAGATGCGAGGCGACATGAAATTCTATACTAATATCACCAGGCATGGTAATCAAATTCTAGTGCGTGGCATCAACAATGGCCAACCTATGAAGTTTGCTACCAAATATAAACCGTATCTATTTATCCCATCACAGACTCAAACAGAATACCAGACTCTGGCTGGCGATTGTGTTGGCCGTGTAGACTTCGACTCTATGCGTGATGCTCGGGAATTCTTACAGACTTATGAAGATGTCAGTGGTATGGAGATCCATGGCTTCACTGATTTCACATACATGTATATTTATGATAACTATCCAGGAGAGATTCGGTATGATCCGAGTCTCATTTCTGTTTGTTCGATCGATATCGAGACCAGCATTGAGAATGGTTTCCCTGATATCGAGAAAGCTGAAAATGAGATTACAGCTATTACTATCAGCCGCAATGGTAATAAGACTGTGTTTGGTTGCGGTGATTACAAGGAGCACATTCCAAATGTTCAGTATTACAAATGTACAGACGAAGCATCCCTACTTAAATCATTCCTCCAAGTATGGAACGGATCACTATATTCGCCAGACGTTGTCACCGGCTGGAACATCGAGTTCTTCGACATTCCATACCTTATTAACCGGATCAGAAAACTTCTGGGCCAAGATTACGCTGAGCGGATATCTCCATGGAGAATCCTTCGCGACTACACTGTCGAAATAAGAGGTCGTAAGAATACTGCGTACACTCCGGTTGGTATTGCAGTTCTCGACTATATGCATCTATACAAGAAGTTCACTTACACTGAGCAAGAGTCTTATCGCCTCGACTATATTGCTCAGGTAGAACTTGGTGCAAGGAAGTTGGACTATTCTGAATATGCCAACCTCGATGATCTGCGTTTCAATAACTTCCAAAAGTATATCGAATACAACATCCACGACGTTGAGCTGGTTGATCGCCTCGAAGACAAATTAAAGCTCATCGAACTTGTTTATGCTTTGGCTTATGACGCCAAGGTCAACTATGAAGATACACTTGCTTCGGTTAAACAGTGGGATGTTATCACTCATAACTTCTTGCTTGATCGTAAAATCGTAGTTCCTCAGAACGATAAGAACAAGAATGACCGAGCATTTGTTGGCGGGTACGTGAAAGAACCTAAGACCGGAATGAGTAAATGGGTTGTCTCATTCGATCTTAACTCTCTGTACCCGCATCTTATTATGCAGTACAATATCTCTCCAGAAACTCTTGTATCAAAGTTCAATGATAAGGTAACCATCGATGATCTACTCAATGGTGCTGCTGAAAAGTTTCATGGAGATCTGAAAAACTCTAATTGTACTATGGCTGCAAATCTTTGTGTGTACGATAAATCCAAGCGCGGCTTCCTGCCAACACTTATGGATCGTATGTACAATGATCGTACCAAGTACAAAAAGCAAATGATCGAAGTCAAGAAAGAATATGAGAAGACCAAAGACAAAAATCTTCTCAAAGAGATTGCTCGACTCGACAACATGCAAATGGCCAAGAAGATTCAGTTAAACTCAGCTTATGGTGCTCTTGGTAACAAGTGGTTCCGCTGGTTTGATGTGAACAATGCTGAAGCCATTACCATGTCTGGCCAGCTTTCTATTCGTTGGATTGAGAAAAAGATCAACGAGTATCTTAATAAGCTTCTTGAAACTAAGAACAAAGACTACGTAATCGCATCTGACACTGATTCGATCTACGTTACACTTAATGATCTTGTCGAAAAAGTTTATGGTAAAGATCCACGGGCTGCTGGACTTCAAATCACCGAGTTTATTGACAAAGTCTGCAAGACAAGACTCGAACCTTATATCGACAAATCATATCAAGAGCTTGCAGACTACATGCATGCTTACGCTCAAAAGATGCAGATGAAGCGAGAAAACATCGCCGACAAAGGTATCTGGAAAGCTAAGAAAATGTACATCCTCAATGTGTGGAACTCTGAAGGTGTACAATACGACAAGCCCAAACTTAAGATGATGGGCATTGAAGCTGTGAGATCTTCCACTCCTACATCTTGCCGTGAGAACATTAAGAAATCACTTGAGATTATTATGAATGGCACTGAGGAAGATCTCCAGAAGTTTATCTCTGAGTTCAAAGTAAAGTTCAGAAGTTTAAGTTTCGAAGATGTTGCTTTTACACGTGGTGTTAAAGATATCGAGAAATGGCACACATACGGCCGGCTCGAATCTGGTACTCCGATCCATGTTCGTGGATCTCTTGTTTATAATCAACTCATCGAAAAATACAAACTTCAAAATAAATATCAGACAATTGCCAGTGGTGAGAAGATCAAATTCGTTTATCTTAAGAAACCGAATCCATCGAAAGAATATGTGAT